GATGATGATGCTAGATCACCTACTGTTATTGAGAGCGTAGAGAATACGGTCTACTCTGCGATTGACTATGCACTCCATCCTAAGAAGCGTAAAGTCATCTGGTCAGGTACCCCGTTTAACGCTAAAGATCCTTTATATAAAGCGGTAGAGTCAGGAGCTTGGTACGTAAACGTGTACCCTGTCTGTGAAGAGTTTCCTGTTAGTGAGGAGGAGTTTAAGGGAGCTTGGGAAGACCGTTTTAACTACGGATACGTTAAAGGACAGTACGATAAGTCTAAGGCTGCAGGTAAGATCGACAGCTTTAACCAAGAACTTATGTTACGAATTATGTCAGAGGATGAGAGACTTATCATGGATTCTGACATTGTTTGGTATAAGCATGCTAATGTAACTACTAAAAAACATGCATTTAACTTCTATATCACAACTGACTTTGCAACTTCAGCTAAGGAAGCTGCTGACTTCAGTACCATTAACGTGTGGGCGTACACGAATAATGGTGAGTGGTTATGGACTGATGGCTTTTGTAAGAAGGCACTGATGAATGAGTCAGTGGATGCTTTGTTTAGATTAGCTCAGAAGTACAATCCTCAGGAAGTCGGTATTGAGGTTACTGGGCAGCAGGGAGGTTTTATCAGCTGGATACAGAATGAGATGTCTAGCCGTAATATCTATTTTACTTTAGCTAAGGGCAAGAATAGCAATAGCATAGGTATCCGCCCAACTAAGGATAAAATGAGCAGATTCCAACAAACTGCTGTACCTTTGTTTAAATCAGGTAAGATATGGTTTCCAGAGGAACTTCGAGATTCTATAGAGTTGCGGGAGATGCTTAATGAGATTACACTCGCAACAGTTAAAGGATTTAAGTCAAAGAATGATGATCAGGTAGATAATATATCTATGTTACCCGAGTTTAATGCTTGGAAGCCTAGCGAAGTGTCTACTGAAGTGGATGAAACTGGTAATAAGTTCAGTAAGTATTGGGACGATGACCCAGAGCCAGAATATGAAAGTAGTTACTTTGTATAGGAGTTAATATGTACGTTTCAGATTATATCGATTTTTTAGTTAATGGTGAGGTGCAGAAATTAGCAGTCTCAGATGTTGGAGATATGGATCCAAATGCTGCTGTAGCACCCTCAGCTGCACAAGTTGTTAACCAAGATAAGTTACGTACTTATGTTAATTTAGCTAATGTAGAACTTCACAAAAAATTCAACATTCTGCAGAAGACTGAGATTTTGGATCACATCCGTGATGGAGAAGATTACAGACTTCCAGATAATTTTCTCCATGCGATTAGCTGTACATTCGAGGATGGTGAAGAGATCCCCATCAATAACAGTAAAATTAACTTAGTTGATGGCAAGGATATGCTACTTAGTATAATTTTCACTGATCCTTCATACGCACGTATCAAAGGGAATGACGTAAAAGAACGCAAAAATGTTATCCTCACTTACGCTGCTTCGCCAAAATTGGCAAAAACTGTACGTACGACTCTACCAATTCCGCAGATTTATACAGAGGCACTGCTTAATTATGCAGCATACAAAGCTCACGCAGCGGTAAGTGGTGACATCAAAGCAGAAAATAATACCTACTACATGCGCTTTCGAGAGAGCTGTAAACAGATTGAAACGCTGGGCTTAACTAATCCTGATAATTTAGATGCAAATACTAAACTTGAGGATAATGGTTTCGTGTAAACGGGTATTTAAAGTTACTGTTGACATGCGGTAATTTAAGAGTAACATTGAAATTGCATAGCCAAAATGCTGAGAACAACCTCCGTAGGAGTTAAAGAATGGCCTATTACGAAACGATTAATCTCGTCTCTGGTGACGATAAACCAGAATTGAATTTCACTTTACGTGACTCTAATACTGCTGCATCTGGTATGACACTAGATGAAGATGATCCTACGACTTGGGCACCTATTAATCTAACGTCGCAAACGGTACGTGTTAAATTCCGCTCTTTGGGTGGGGACACAGTCTTAGACACAATGACATGTGGTAAACACGCCCCTTACACAGACGGGAAATGTTTCATGCAATGGAACCTTACAACTTTAGACGTTGAAGCAGGCACGTACGAAGGTGAAATCGAGTTGACTGATACCTCAGGCCGCGTACAAACCATATTCGACAAACTAAAGTTTAAGGTAAGAGCGGACTTCTAGTGGCCCTTAGAGCTTCAATATCCGTTGAATTACTACAAGCTAGTGTTAGCTCAGTTAAAGCAAATGCGTCTATAACTTATGAGTTAGCTCATGCTACAGGTATCTGGACAGACCCTGACTCTAATAACCGTATAGTTGGAGATGAGTACGCTCTATCTGATGTACGGTTTAATTTAGTAGGGAAGAACCTAACAGATACGTATACCCTAGATGATTTAAAACGTATTGGTTACAATAAAGCACTTAGTGATGCTACAACTATTGCTGATGAGTTCATAAGAACAGTAGCGTATAAACGTAGCTTTAATGATGCGTTTACATTAGATGATCTGGCAGCTATAGATAAAGACTTCTATGGGAATAAAGGTAATATCTTTGCCTTTACTGATATTGTAGGTCTAACTTATAACAAAAACCTTACTGATAGTTATACAGTAAGTGATGTAATTGCAGTGGTCGTACACTTCGTTCGTAATATCGAAGATACATCTGTACTTACAGATGCAATAGGGGTTGATTACTCGAAAGTTACTGCAGACAGTTATAGTTTGTCTGATAGACCAGCACTACATTCGAGCAAATCTGAAAGTGATTCTTATAGTTTAAGTGATGTACAAGCACTGTATAACACTTTGAGTAAGACTGATTCAGTATCTACATCTGATACATCAGTTATGTCGCTATCTAAAATAATCTCTGATGCATTTACTTTAGATGATAATGCGTTAGTAAATAAAGACTTCTATGGGTACAAGGGCAACGTTGTAGGTTTCACCGACATACTAGTTCGTGTGGTGTTTTACCAGCGAGGGTTTTCAGATGTAACTTCTGTTACTGATACCCCAGCTTTACATACAAGTAGGGCTTTATACGATTCATTTAAAGTATTTGATGACCCTGTTCCTACTGCTGAGATAAATACGCAGGCTATAAATACGAATATTATTAATGGTCAAGCATCACCTTACTCAGGTACTAGTAGTACTTCTATACATTTCACGAATGGAAATCCAGAAGAACTAGTATTCACAGAGTTACTAAGTAGGGCATCGAGTAAGAGTTTAACCGATACTGTTGATTTCAGTAATGACATCATAGCGATATCAAGTAATAAACCCCAAGCAGACTCTTTTGCCTTCACAGATACTACAACTATAGCTAGTGATTTAGGTGTACCTGATAGTGTAACGTGTACTGAAGAGTACCAATATAACTTTAGTAAAGTACTTACTGATGCTTTTGCACTAGATGACTCAGCACTTATTAATAAAGATTTTTATGGTAACAAAGGAAATATTGTAGGTTTTACTGACGTAGTAGAGAAGGTAACTCTATACAAAAGAACTTTTGTAGAAGCTCTAAGCTTTAATGAAGAAATTACCGCAGTATTTGGTAAATCGCATGCTGAAACATTTAGTATTAGTGATACAATAAATACAGTACTAAGCAAAGATGTAAGTGAAACTCTTACAAGTAGTGATGTATATGATGTGCAATTAAGTAAAAACATATCTGACAATTTAACCTTAGATGATGCAACTCTAGTCGATAAAGACTTTTATGGCACTAAAGGCAACGTTGTAAGTATGAATGATTTGGTGGCAATTACCAAGATTTCAGGAAGGCTCTTAAACGGAGCTGCATTTAATAGAACGCAAATAAACTAGGAGTTTATAAAATGATTAATGATAATTTAACACTAACTGGTGCATTGACAATTGCACTAAATGACGAAGTAGTACAGGAAACTAATAACCTTGTTGTTACTTCAGGTAAGAACTGGGTAGCTAAACGTATGGCAGATCAGGATAATGTGATGTCACACATGGCTATCGGCACAGGTACTACTGCAGCAGCAGCATCACAAACAGCCCTAGTTACAGAGCTAGAGCGTAACGCACTAACAGTATCTGGCGGTACAGTGTCAGGTAATACTGTTCAATACGCAGCTACTTATGGTGCAGGTGATGGTACTGGTGCTATTACTGAAGCAGGTATCTTTGATACTGTTGGTAGTAAAGTAGACGACATTGCAGTAACAGCTGGTGGCTCTGGTTACACTTCTGCCCCAACTGTGAACGTTGCGGGTTCTGCTACAGCTACAGCTACTATATCAGGTGGTGTAGTAACAGCTATCACAGTGACAGCAGCAGGCTCAGGTTATACAGCAGCTCCAGCAGTAACATTCTCTGGTGGTGGTGGTTCTGGTGCAACAGCGACAGCTACTATGAAAGAAGGTGGTGACATGTTAGCACGTACTAAGTTTGATGTTGTTAACAAGGGTGCTGATGACTCAATGACTATTACTTGGACTGTAACAGTATCTTAATCGTAACCTAATACAAGGGATAATTATGGCTGTTAAGTTTAGTAATAATGCCTCCACTACTTTAAACGGAGCAATAACGTCTTCTGCTACATCGATTGTAGTAGATGATACCTCAGAGTTCCCCACTTTAAGTAGTGGGGACTACACGTACTTAACTTTAGCTAATACGGCAGGTACTAATATAGAGATCATCAAGGTCACAAACATTAACTCAGGAACTAAAACGCTAACAGCAATAAGAGGTCAAGATAACACCTCCGGCTTAGCGTTTAGTGATGGTGATATGTGTGAGCTTAGAATGACGGCAGCATTACTAAATGATGCAGCTAGTCAAGATGATGATCCTGCAGGGTCAGCAGTTGCCATGGCAATCGCTCTTGGTTGAGTAAAATAGGAGAATTAAAATGGCAAATACGTTTCAAAGAGCAGTAAATGCAAATATAGGAACTACGTTAGAAACAGTACACACGGCTACTACTAAGACTGTAGTTATCGGTCTAACCCTAGCTAATGTGACTGGTAGTTCAATTACAGCAAGTGTTCAGTTAACAACATCAGGTGAAGATCCTTATATCATTAAGAATATTCCTATTCCTACAGGCTCCTCAGTAGAGGTTATGGCAGGTAATAAGATTGTAATGAATAGTACAGATATTATTAAAGTATCAGGCTCAGCAGCTACATCTGTAGACGCTACAATGTCTTATATGGAAATATCTTAATAGGAGAATAATATGCCTTACGTAGGAAGACAACCAACACCGTCACCTGTAACAGCAGACGATATTCCTGATACTGTAGAAGCTGTAACAATCTGAGCACTAGCATTTACTGAAGCACCTGTCTTATTAGCTACAGTTAGTCCAATAACTACCGTAGTAGTAGAGGCTGGTACTGTGTAGACTGTCGTAAGTGATGTACCTACACTTGCCTTTGTTTTTAATTTGAATGTATTTGCCATTTATATTCTCCTAACCTAATGCGATTGACATAGCTACTGCAGTACCTACTGGATCATATCCCGTATGGGTATGTGATGTACTTGCTTTACTATCTAGGGCTGTTTGTAAACCTGATACTTCACTAATAGAGTGTGTAGCAGGGTGCGTATAATTATTCGCTGAAGCAGCAATACCGTCTAACTTATTTTTAAGAGTTGTAGTAAAGTTCTTCTGCGTTAAACCACCATCGCCTACTGAGTAAGTTGTATTATTATCAGGAACTGTAACTACATCAGTAGTACCATCACCACGATTTAACGTAATAGTATGCCCACTAATAGTCATTGCATTAGCTGCAGAGCTTAATGCTTGTGCTGAACTTGTTGCAACTTTTCCGCCTAAAGCAGAAGTTACTGTAGAAGCATAAGATGAATCATCATTAATAGCAGCTGCAAGTTCATTAAGTGTATCTAATGCACCTGGTGC